CCCTTCCCTTGGTGTGCAGCGGTAATAGCATTTCTGCGGTCTTGCCTTGGCACCAAATAAAAATGTCGGGGGCGCATCTCACATAGCATTTCTGCGTATCATGGTTGGCCCCCCTTGGGTAAGTATGGAATGACATTTCTGCGTTCTTTCTCTGACCCAAAAACTGTTGGGGGTGCATCCCAGATGGCATTTCTGCGGTATCAACTTGACCCCCTGTAAAACTGTCGGGGGTGAATGCGTGATGGCATTGCTGCGCGGCACACTTGACCCCCATAGACATTATGAAACCATAACGTCTGTATGAATTGCTTCCACGTCCTCGGCCTTCCAGACATCCCGAACAATTTTACCCTCGGGCATCTTCTCCAAGATCGCAGACAAGAACTTATGATTGCGACGGTGCGTTGTCATCTTGCCCTGCTCCTTGCTTACCGCATGCTCCAGATCGCCCTTCGTCGCATCGCCAAGGCGAATACCAAGCTCGGGCAAATGGAAGTAATCAAAGATATTGCGCGAATAAACCGCCGCCGTGTTCTTCAACGACACATTCGGGGTAGATTGCTCACCTTTCTGCAGAACAACCTGCTTCGAAATCTTCTCAGCCTCGCGTCGAAAACTAATTCTATTCGCTCTCGGACGCGCACTTACATCCTCAGACGCAATGCGCTGCAAATAACGCGCAGTTGCCGCATCGCGCAAAACCTTATCACTGCGCAACATCTTTAAATAATTCTCCGCAGCCTCGCGTTGGTTCTTCGCATTCTCCCAAGCCTTCTCAATGGCCTCGGACACAATCGGGTTTTTAGTTTGATAAGTCATTGTTTTTCTCCTCTGACCACTCATTAATCAACTCAGCTTGCCACGGCATAATAACATAGTTCTCAATGCACTGGCGCAACTCACGCTCAAAGCTATTCATGTCGCCCTTCATCAATCCAATTTCGGAATTGTTCGGGTAATGATTAGCATAATACTTTAGCGACTCCCTCGCCGCGTCACGCAACAAAACCAAGCACTGATCCATAGCCTTGCGCGTGTTCGGGTAAACGTTCCTATGCATTTGCACACTCCTCACACTTCTCGGCATCTTCACCCATGCCAACAGTCACAACTTCACCACAATCGCAAAGCCGTGGCATCTCTCCATCACCCGAACAACTTTCGCAAACCTCGCTAACTTGTTCGAGATAACCAACGTCACGGTTCGGCCCATGTGGGCGGGGTACGTCAAACTTAACGTACCCTTCACCCCAACAATCGGGACATGGTGCCATGATAGGCGTTTCCATGTCCTGAATTGCTTGATCGCTCATGCGTCCCATCTTACCAACTCGCCTTATAGGTCACGGTGTTCCACACCTCGGAATCAATCCATGCAGCAGCCTTTTCAAAAGTCTGCGCATGCTCCTCAGCCTCGGCGCGATACTCATCCCAAGACTCGGGCGAACCAAAGAAGAAACCCGCGCTGTCCTCGTTGTCGGGTAAATTACCGTCACGAATCGCAGCAGCGATACGGCGCAAATCCTCGGCATCCAAATCAATCGGCTGACAATGATCCTCACCATTTGCAAAAACCCGAACAATGAACTTATGCAGCGGGGCAAACTTGCGCCAGTAACCAAGGTCAAGAACGTAAGACGCAACCTCGAACCCATCCACTTGTGGACGCTTTACCTCTAACGGCATGCCATGCTCGTCACGCTGCGAATGATCCCAAGAACTGATGAACTTGTCTCCGCGTAAATACATATCTAAGCCCATGATATTAAACTCCTCTTATATGCTAGACATCCCATACATATAATATAATTTATACAGTGTCAATAAAAAAATTTATAAAAAAACCCCCAACTCTTTCGGGTCGGGGGCTGTCTAGTTTATGAGGCAGTTCGGGATAACAATGAGCATAAACCCAAACTGAAATTCAAATAACATGGGACAAATCCCAAGTCAACACAAAAAAACCCCCGCCTGTATTCGAGCGGGGGTCGTTAAATTGTTCGGGTTATGTCAGGGTCTATCACCACCATCCGACGACAATCCCCATAATCCCAAGGCCAACCAACGCAACAAAGCAAATTGCAATCGCTACATCTTCCCAGTTGATACGCGCAAGGTCGCGCTCCATCTCCTCAAGCAACTCTGCCAAGCTCTGTAAAATCATGCTGTCACCTCTTCTTCATCTTCTTCATCATTAGGAAAAGACACGACAACGTGGCCGTACTCTTCGTGAGTGATTTCCCACTTGTGGGTCGGGCATGTGTCCAACCATTCAAAAAACTCTTCTCTACTCATGCCGCTAACTCCGCATCCTTCGCCGCCGCGCGTAAATACCAATCGTCAAGCCCAAAGTCCTTATAACCCTGCTCAATCATATCATAGTAGCCGCTCGACGGTGTGCCCAGTGCGCCCTTGTTGCCGTTCATATCATAGATAAGCCAATCGCCGTTGATCTTGCGGCGGTCGTACAAAGTCGGGTAGCCTTCCAACCTGTCCAACGCCCTCAAGCAATCGTGCGTAATCTCCCACAAAACGACAGGCAAAACCATGTCGCTATCATGGCGAAAGTCCGCAACACCGCGAAACGTCAAACGGTGGTCAGGTAAATAAAAGCCGCCCAACGGTTTCGCCTTCGGGCATCGCGCCGCCATAGCATCGCGGTTCGTGTTCATTCCATATGCTAGATAATACATATCTTCTCCTTTGCTAGAATGGGGAAAAGCGCAGCCTAAGCCGCGTTCTCCATTTCATATTTCAGCATTTCCTCGACATGGGACGCCAACTCGCGCCAGTCAACCTCACGCATCGCGCCGTTCACCAAATCAGAAACAAAACCGCACTCAGGCGTTGTCTCGTCAACCCAGTCCTCAACATACGAACGAACCATGTCCCACGTAACAGGCTCAAGCAACTCACCATCGCGGAACTGCTCAAGAAAATATTCGTTGTAAGAATCACTGAACCAAACGTTCACAAGCCACGTTTCGTAGTTTTTCCAGCCGTTGTATTCTGACATTTCATGTCCTCCTCTTTACTAGACAATCCCAACTTATCCCATGTTATATGCTGCGTCAATAGGAAAATATAAAAAAAATTATGCAAAACGCCCCCATTGATTTTAAACGATTTTTTACGTCAAAAAAAAGTCACGTCAAATTTGACGTAGTTGACGTTGACGTAACTTATTCAATAAAATCAAAGACTTAACCCATTTACGTCAACAGCGTCAAGGAGTCGTTTTGACGTAAAAAACCCTTTAAAAACAATCACGTCACAGCGTCAAGGAGGCTCACCTATATATGTATATATAGGCGGTTATAATACCGCCATATATGACGTGAAAAATAACGCCGCGATGACGCTCGCTTTTATGTGGTAATATTTGGGAACTTGTGCAGTACCAGTTGACCCGCAAAAAAGGCGGTGATATGTTCGCAATACGCCCACACATGTGGGGGCAACAACTCAAAACAACAGATTAACAAAAAGGGTTGAAAAAATGAATTTCCCAAAGCCGTTGCAAGATCGTCGCGGACAGTACAAAGTCTATCTCCATTCCGCACCAGATGTCGGGGAAGTCTTCTGGTCACTCTCAGGAATCGGACAGAATAAAATTGTCCAACATTTCCGAGTCGTCAGTATCAAGCAATACAAAAGCAAATTACGCGGAGGAATGGCAACCCTCATAACTTGGGAAGACCAAGACGGAAAAATCCTAACTTCAGGACTTAGATCAAAATCCATGACAAAAGCAAATAAGTCGACAAATTGTTCGGAATACCAAAATGCCTAAAGTCGGTGAACAGATAGCCAAAGGAGAAAAGCGCCTAACGCCTCCGCAGCAGAAGTTTCTGGACAACTACATTCACAAAGATATGACACAAACCGCAGCAGCACGAGCAGCAGGATACAAAAACCCGAACGTTTCCGCCGTGCAGCTTCTCAATCATCCCCGCGTCAAAGAACGCATGGAAGAAATGCGCCAAGAACTCGAAAGCAAATACGGCGTAACCATCACCAAGTCCGTCCGAGACATGCAACGACTCCGCGATGAAGCATGGCAAGCAGGGAACTTCTCAGCAGCCATCAAAGCAGAGGAACTGCGCCTCAAGGTAACTGGCCTAATGGTAGCACGTAGCCATGTCACGCATGAACACGTTGACAACATGAGCCGCGAACAAATCGTGCAGCAACTGCAAGAATTTATGGATCGCGCTAAAAATCGCATGATCGACATAACACCAGCAGAAAATCCCACAGAATCCGAACAAATTCCTATAACTGACTGTAGTGGCGAAGCCGCAGAGTAGGGGGGACACTCCGTGCGGGGGTCGGGGCGGGGCTTCCCAGCCCCTGAAACGGCCCCCTGATCGGGGGAAGGCACCGATTCGGTATCGGGAACCCGATAATTTGTTCGGGTTCTCCTCGGGCCTCTCCGTGGCTCTCAGGGCATATTAGGCAAAAACTAATCAATTCGGGATATGGCTTAGGTTTTGCCTAATCAATCGGGATCGGGCTACCGGGAATCGGGATAACCCGACAAATTGTTCGGGTTAGCCGCCCGGCACCCCGGCACCACAGTGCGCCCCGGGTGAATCGCCCGGCCCCGGCGAACTCCCCGGCAGGCCCGGGACGACAACCCGAACAATTGTCCGCGAATCTTCCCGGTGAGAGTTTGCCCGGTTGAGGATAAATTATTTTATTTTCTTGTTGACATTATATATATTGTGGGATAATATGGGATCACAGTCTAGTAATGAGGAGAAAGACAATGATTAAGCACAAATTCAAAACAGATCGCATTTACAACTTTCCGCAAGAAATCTCTCTTATCATTGAGCGCGACAAAGTTACCTTCGATGATCCATCAAGAAATAT